GAATTGTTCTGCGAGATACATGCCTTCGGCGCGGGCGGCGTTTAATCGGTCGGCTTCGCGGGCGGCTATGTCAGCTGCGGCGCGTGTGTCAGCGTTTACCTGATCAAAAAATGCTTTGACTACGGCAGAATCGTCAGCATCGGGCATCGACTGTTTGATTGCTGCGAACTGTTTGGCGGCGGCTTCGCCTAGTGCACCCTGCTGGATCTGTACCGCCTGATCTTTGAACGCCCCGGCAATGTCGATTTCGTCAACAATGTCTTGGCCGGTCTCAATCTCATTGAACAGTTCTTTCAACGCGGTAAATTGTTTGTCAGCCGCCGCGTACCAGTCGCCTGTTCCTAATTCTTTTTTGAATGCTCCCCAGTCGTCGGCTTTTGCTGCGGCGTTCGCTATTTCTTTGCCGGTGATATTGAACGTTTCGCCCAGGTCTTTGAGGCGTGCCGACATTTCATCAGTAGCAAGTAGTTCTTCAAGCAACGGCGCGAAGTCGCCGCCCGACGCCTCAAGTTTCTTAATCGCGTCCGGGATGGTCGTCCCGAGTTTGTCCGTAAACTCCGCGAACTTGGTGAGCTTGTCGCTATCAAGATCGCCAAATAGGGCCTCAGCGATCAGCCCGGTTTCTTCAGCAAACTCGTCGAAATTCTCAAGTAGACCGAGCTGTTCGGTGAGGCGTTCGGACGCCTCTTTGGTTTCCTCGTTTAACTTTTCTTGCGAGTTAATTAGACTCAAGATCGCGGGGACAGCAGTACCGGCAATTACAGCACCGATACCGGCAGCACCTAACGCTGTACCGAGACCGGCAGCGGCTTTCGCTGAAAGCCCGAACTTCTCGCCCATTTGTACGGCAACGTCACCGGCGTCAAGGGCACCGATAGCGAAGCTATTGACACCGCTCGACGCAACGCCGAGTTCGTCAGTGACGCCGCGGACAGAACTGCCGAGTGACTGGTAGCGGTCTGCGCCTTTCAACGCGCCAGCGCCGCCGTCGTCAACCGCTGACGTTAAATCCTTGACGCCTCGCGTGGCCTGTTTCGTGTTCGCTTCAATATCGATTTCGTATTTGCGTTCGGCTAGTTCCGCGAGGTCTTTCAATTCTTTTTGTGCGCGTTCCAAGTCACCGGTTTTCGCTTCAATATCAACCGGGTCGTCAAGCTTGTCTAGCTCGCGTAACGTTTTTTTGATTTCGCGGTTGATGGTTTGCGCCCGGTACTCGATTCGTAGCTCGCGGGCGTCGTCGGTGAGTCCGTCAACTTCGCGTTCGAATCGTTGGATGCGGGTTTCGGCTTCGCGAGTGTCAGCAGTGACGTCTACTTCGATTTCGCCGTCCAGTTTTTCGGCGGCGTCCGCAATATCCTCGATCTGCTTTTCGACCTTGTCCGCGCCTTCTGACGTGAACTTTATTCCTAGTTCGTGTTCTTTAGCCATTGAGTGCCGCCTGTGTTAACTGTTCAGCGAGTGGAACAACGTTGCCGTCGCACTGGTCGTGCCAACGCTCTACGCGTTTGTCGCCGGTAGCGACGCCTTTAGCGTTCGCAGCGTGAACCATCCGACCGCCTGCCTTAAACCGCAGCGCCTCTTTTTTGGTTGGCTTCAACGGTGACCGACCGTAAGACGCGACAGACCATGACCAGGCCGGTGTGGGCCAGACGGTGACGGACACTTCTTTTTTACTGTTTTTGGATGCCACAACACGGGCCCGCAGATCCACGTAGTTGCTGAATTTGCCGCCGAATTCGAGTGCGGACTCGATTGCATGGTTCGCTGATTCCCGCACCAGATCATCGTTCAATGATCCAATGCGGGCAGCGGCTTGCCTTAAGTCTTTGACGGCTGCTTTCGATAGTGACACATCAGTCGTATGCGTTGAAGGCGGCGACGGCAGCGAAGTCGAGGTCTGGGCGTCCTTTGGTGGGCCAGTTGAACGATGCCGTGAGTACCTCACCGGCCGGACCACCGAAATCCAATTCGCTGATGAGGATCGCGCCGACAGCGCAGGGGCCGTCAGAACCGTCCGAGAGGCCGAGGTAGAAGTAGACCGGGTCACCGGACTCACTCGACGCGTTGTCCCACACAAACTTTTGGAGGCCTGCGATCTCGTCAGGATCTTGCAACACGTCGCCTTCGAGCGCGTAGCTGCTTGAAGACGGGATCACTTCTTCTGATCCGGTTTTGCAGAACGTCGCCGGGACCGTGGTGGTATCAGAGTTGGTGGACGCGGTGATTTTGGCGCCGGTAACGGTGCAGGAGAAGTCGGAGTAGTCGGCAAGTGTCGCGGCGGAGGCGTCTTTGCCGGGGTCCGTGAGCGAGAGTCCGAGCTGTCCCCGAGTGATTATGAATGGAGTGGTCATTGTGTGCCTTTCGGTTTAGTTACAGAGTTTGCGGCCCGACGCGTACACGGTGAACACGCGCGAGAGGGTTTGTACGTCAGCGTCACCGCGTGAACTGTCGTAGCGGATACGGTCGTCGATCAGGAACTGCGCGGCAGTCAAAACTTCGGCTACGTCGTCGGTCATTTCCTCAAGTTTGCCGAGGAGTGCTACGTCGTCGCCGCGTTGAATCGTCACGTGTACGTCGTAGGCGTGCATGATTGTCACGCGACCGGGCGAGAATTCTGACGTGGTAGGTACTAGCTGGATGCATGGCAGGACGCCGGTGACAGCACCAGGCATCCGTACCGGGTAGCCGGTTAACGCGTCCGCTATCTTTTGGGCCGCGGTCATCCGATCCCCCACGCTTCACGCAACGGCTCAAAGAAGTGCCGCCAATGCTGCCAAGGATCTTCCGGGCTAAAAATGCTGTCCGCAGTAGTGTCACCCATTGCCACAACCTGACCGCGTGAAGCAAGCCGGTCCAGATACATAGCGCGACTAAACCCGATCAAAGCGTGATCGGTGATCGGATCAGACTGGAGTTCTTCGATTTCAACGCATCGTTCAACAAACGTGACGGCAGCGTCAACCGCGGCAGCACAAGTTACCGAGTCGTCAGACCCGGTGATTACCGCTAGTTCTGCGGCGAGTTGCGCACGGTTGACGGCTGCCATGATGTCACGCGGTAGCGATGGAAACGACGCCGGCGGCGTTGAACGGGGTGAACGCGCCCATTGACCAGACAGCGACGTCGTGGCCGAGGCGCTCCAGGTCCTCTGCGGCGATCGTGAACGGGCCGTCTTCAAGCCAGGACGCTGCTGACGGGTTCGTTGCGATCAACGTTCCGGCGCTGAGTGCTGAGGCGTGTACGAGTGGCAGTCCGGCGATGGTGACGTTCAGCGTGTTTGCTGCGGCGTGACCGGCGACGTTTTGGACACCGTACGGCGTCGTGGTGGCTACTCCGAGCGAACCAAGCGCAATGAACACGTCGGTTGCTGCGAGCAGGACAGAGGCGGGGCTGCCGGTGGCTGCTTCAACTTCGGTGCTGGCCGTGAAGATACCTGCGGCGGCTGCCTCAAGGTCCCCGGCTGCGCTACCGGCTGACGCGACTGCGATCGCTTCGAGTTCGGTTGCACACACGGTTTCGGTGGTGACTGCCCACGACGACATCACGATTCGCATCCAGCTGGAGAGGAAATCCGGCGCGCTTCGCTTAATGAGTTGGTAGGCGAGATCTGCGCCACCGGCGAAAGTGCGAATATCGGTTGAAGCCTTTTTGATATCAACAACGTCGGATTTGATTGACGTTTTTTGTGCGAGCTGTTCGCCCGTCAACGTCGTCAAATCGCCGTCATAGTAGGGCCAGACAACTTCCATACCGGCAGACGGCAACGCGCCGCCACCGATTGACGAGATAACAGGGCGTGACTGGGTGATGATTCCTTGCACTTCCTGGAGCCAGCCGGGAGGATTCACGCCGGCGTTCAAACCGCCCTCGAAGGTCTGGTCTGCGAGTCCGGTAACGGCACGGTCCTGTGTGTCGCCTTCGCGGGTCATGGCTGCGGTGTACTCACCAAAGCTGCGGTACTTGGCTGCAGGATGCTCGACGACGACGGGTGCGCTGTCGGCGCGTTCCATGAGGGCACGCTCGAAATCGTCGCGGATAGCAACAGCAGAGCGCTCTAGTGCTTCCTCGGTGACGTAGTTGGCCTCTGGGGCCGGTGCGGGGGTAGGTGTTTCTGACATGATTGTTATTCCTTCTTGTTCGCGGGTAGCGGATACGGTTATTGGGGCTTGATGTGCGGGACGGAACGCGAACGCGACACCGGACACAACGGCTGCGGTACGGGTTACGGTTTCGCCTTCGGCGGGAACGAACGTTGACGGCGGGTCGGTCGGATTGAACTCCATACTGACGCTATTGATCACGCCGGTTTCAATGTCTCCGAGCATGTCCGTCGCACGTTGGCTGTTTGACATAATCAGCTCAATCGTTGGGCCTTCGCCGTCGTCAGCGAGCGTGTCGGCATCAGCGCGGCCAATTAAATCGCCGCCGTGCTGATCTAAAACGTGTACGCCGGTTTCGTCCAAGCTGATCGCGCCGCGCTCGAACTGTTCAAAGTACGGGGCTCCGCCGTCAGATACAGGCCGCGGGTCATCCCAGCGACACAAACGGACAGTGACACGTCGCGCTTCGCCGTCAGAGCTGACGATTTGGGCGTCGGTGGAACGGTTCATTGTCATACGGTCACCTCGGGTTTGGGTGCGGCAACGGGTTCTGCCATTACCGGGCCGGTTAACGGTGTCGTGTCGAATTTGGCGTGTACGTTGCGTGGCAGTAGTTCCGAAAACGCGGATTCAATGCGTGAGAGGTACACCGGGCGGAGGCCGATTGATAGCCAGCGTGCGAATTCGCCGCCCACGGTCGAATAGGTAAGTGATGATTGTGACTGTGTGTTCAGCAGGCTGGGCGGGATCTGCATGATCCTTGCAACAACACTGTCGAAAAAGCTCGCGGCGTCGAGTAGGAGCGATTCCCCGGCGCTGGCCTGGCTGAACATTTCTAGTTCGATACCACCGGATAGGACAGCAGGGCGGCGTGTCTGACGCGCGGCTGCCCATTGTGTCAAGAGTTGTTCAACCTGTGGCGACGTGAGGCGGTTAGCGCTCTTCAACGCGTAAGCGGGCGCAGCTTGTGACGTGTAGTAGCTCGAACCGGCCGCGGAAACCGTCGCGATGAGTTGCAAAGTTTCGTCAATGACACGCAACGGCGTTTCTCCGAACGGGTCACGGTCCACAATCAACGGGACGCAGACAAGATTGCGAGGGTCAACGGGCATCCCGTCGATGTTCGCCGCCAAGATTTTGCCGTTCGGTTTGTGATCCTGTACCGATACGCGTGGGGCGTCAACGATTTCAACAGCGATAGGCCAAGAATCCGCGCCGGTAGCGGTGACGTGCAGCCAGGCGCGGCCGTGGCGGGTCATGTTGTTCACGATGCGTTCAAACGATCGCCGTGTCGGTTCTGACGGGTCCGGGCGGCGCAGCATTGGGCGGGTTTCGAGATCGTCGCCGTTCTGATTGACGCATCCCATCGGCAGCATCGCCACAACGTCAGCCAAAAGCTGTCTGGCAGCTACAACGGTAG